ACATGTCTACATAGTCCTGAACGTCAGCTTGGAACTTCATACGACGCTTGTAATCTTCAGCAAGGTCTAGAGCAGACTCAATGCTATCAGGACTAGCACCGTACAGATCAATCAGTTCCTGTGCAGCACTGTCAACAACGTACTGATAGTGCCAACGTGAACCACCCTTCAGGTAACGACGTTTGTATGCAACGGCAAAGATAGGTTCAACACCTGTGCTAGTACCAGCAAGAATACCAATTGATCCTGTTGGAGCAATGGCACGGTTAGCTACGGGTTGGGTGACACACAGGTAATCAGAGAAGTTCTTGCTTGTTCTGTCACTCTCTCCCTTGTAGATAGACAACCACTTATGTAATTCTTCAGTAACTACGTACTTCTGTCCGCGCTTGATTAGCCATTCGTGCATGCCCATAAGCCCTAAACCTAGACGGCGATTCTTCTCACGAACTTTATAAACCTTATCATAGGGCAGCTTTGCACGAAGCGTTCCACATATCAGGAACTTAGTAGCTAGTTGCACAATGTCCTGAAATTCTTTTATAGAATCAATACGACCTAGATTGATTGATCCTAGATTACAAACATCTGAATCATCCTCAGACGTTACTTCAGTACACGCATTACGTAGGGTTTCATTTTCTTTCTCAAAGAAGTTAAAACTAAATCCCGGTTCAGCAGTCGATAAAGCCTGACGTACATTTGTTTTAAATACTTCACCTACATCTCCTGTCTTCCAATAGTTTGTTAGCCATTCAGTATCATAATTGACGCTGATGTTTGTCATGTCAAGTGGAGCATGGAAATTAAAATCTTGTTCCTTGACCTGACCAATTGTAAACCCTGTCTGCCCTACTGGCATTGTGTACCAGTTCTTAGACGCAAGAAACTTAGTTACATCAGGATGCTTCCAGTTAAGGCTGGCATAAATAGCAGACCTACGTGAGCCACCCTGCATAACCCTACGGCCAATTTCATTGATCATCTGCATCTTTGGAATAGGTCCGCTGGACAAGCCACCTGTACCAGCTAGAATACGACCTTCTTCACGATAACGTGAGTAGTCAATGCCAATACCACCACCTGTCATTAGACAGGATTCACTCTTCCATGACAGGTTTGACCAGTCTTCTCGTGTATCTTCTTCTGCACGTAGCAGGTAGCAGTTATTAAAGAATTTATTTTGACGACCAGCATAGTATAGATAACGACCGCCGGGAATAAATTTAAGATCAGTAATGTAGCGAGTCAGCTGATCCTTATCTTCATTTGACATATGTTGCTGGCATACATCTTCTACTAACACTGAAGCTAGAGCAGCCCATGTCTCACACCCATGATGTGCATACTTGTGTTTAAAAATATCTTCAGAAAATTTGGAACGAAACATCGGGTTTTCGTTTGAACGAAAGCTAGGCATGAACTACTCCTTTATTGCTGTCTGCTTATTGATCGACGCTTCTTTATCGTGAAGCGAAAGTTGCAGGATAGCATAATGAATAATCTTTAGCAAGTCCTGTCTGTTTTTACCATCCTTCTTACCATATCTTTTCCAGTATTTCAAGATGTTACCCATAATAAAACCTTCACCATAACCAGCGTCCTGAACAATCTCTAACGCCTGTAATTTATCAGAGGCATAGTGTTGGTTGTAAGTACTAAGAATATAATACTCAATTTCACTTAGAATGCGTTGTTCATTATACTTACATTTAGAAAACTTATCATTGTTTAAATTGGTTGAACCTAACCAGAAACTTGTTTCTGTTGTCAATTAATACAACTCCTTAGTCGAAGGAAAGTACTGCGTTGATACGCTTTCGTACAAACTTAATCTCTTTTGATTTTAAAACTTTAAAAGCAAAGCTACGTACATGAGAAGGATCAACACCAGCTATGTCACAAACTGTATTAAAGTCTTCAGCAGTAACACCAACTGAGGAAAAAAACCATGCTTTAGCTTTGTCTCTTTCTATTTTTGTTTCTACAGATTCTTTGTTGTTTTCTTTTTTAGTAGCATCAAGCAATGCTTGTAGTATGACACTAAGAAAGAGAACCTGTTCAGGATCGGACTGCTTTCTTTCTACGAGATGTTCTATGTCCTGTAGTAAGTCCATCTCTATGTCCGTCTTTACGCTTGATTTTTCCATCTATCCAACCATCAGGCAAACCATCTGAAAGTTTACAAAACAGAAAACCATTCTTGTTACACCAGTCTGCATAGGTAGACTTACCTCCTTTATTTAATTTATTATTTGGATTGTCAAACACAAACCTGATATCCAGTTCAGGATTTGACTGGCGAAGGAATAAGTGTTTCTTTCTATCCTCGAGTTTAAACCTTCCCTTAACTTCAAGTATAATACCTGAAGGAAGAATAAAGTCTGGAAGATACTTTTTACTTTCAATCCACATATACGGTACGTAATGCGGCTCATAAGAGTACGAAACTTTTAAAGTTTCTAACTGATCAGCTAGTTTCCTTTCCGATCCTGATTTATACTTGTTCATTGTTAGAATGTAAAGTCTTCAGATACGTTAGGTGTGTTATTTATTTTGACAAGGTATTTCGGACCATACGAATACTGGAATTTCCTAAGTCCAGCACCGTTGTTAGCATCAGACCAACACTGTTTTTTATAAGGACAATAAACACAGCCAGTATCCAAACGCATATTCCCAGACTTACCATCAGGAACAGGATCATAACAGCGATCAGGGGGACTACCATCTTTGAGAGTGTTCCGTATTGTTGATATTCTTTCGGAGGCATTCTTAAACTCCATGTCAGGTACAGGACAATATAACAACTCACCACTCACCTTGTCAATGACAAGAAAGCCACCCTTGTAAATATCATTTGCTTCACAGTAAGCAGAGATTTGGTAGATGTATCCAAAAGGATCATCAGTAAAGATGCTACCTTCTTTAAACTTCTTGAATGAGAAAGGTGAAGCAGACTTAAAGTCAACGATGTTACCGTCAATTTTAGCATCTTGATGACCAGTAACACCGTTGACCTTAACCTCTTTCTGCATCTCAGTAATGTTGTGCTTGGCTACCTTTGTCAGAAAGATTAGAAGTTCTTCAAGAATATTTCCATACAGGAACTTTATGTGATCACTTCCACGTAGTTCTTCTTCTTCTTCTTCTTTACCATCTGCTTGTTGATTAGCGTACCAAATTTTTCTGAGTGGTTGGCCAATCATAGACAGTCTAAGGTTTTCTTTTTTGTCAGGCTTAGACCTAACTTCATTGATAGACTTGACAACAGAATGAACAACACCTGCTGCCAGTTCTTCTAAAGCAGCATCAGTTATGTCTACTACCTTTTCCTTGTCAGTGAAAAGACTGTAAATGTCTTCCACTAACGTATTAATATTCTTGTCGTTCATTGCTGTTGTCTTATCCTTATTAAGAACTATGCAGCTTGCATAAGTTCATTGATTTCCTGCGGCTCAAACACCAGACGATAACGTGTGTACGTAGTACCTTCAGGAGTTTTAGCTTTTACAGTTTCAATAACATAGCCTTTCTTTCGTAGGTCAGAGATTGTTGCAGTAAGATTCTCTGACCAACCATTTTCGATTGCGGTCTTACGTGTTACACGCATACGCTTACGTAGTGCGCGTAGAACTTTTACTTCACAGTTATGCATATTATACCTTTCTAAATTTTATTTTTTAAAGAAGGTGCTTACAGTCCCTTCCCTCAACCTGTAAGCTATCGTTGTCCTTATGTAAGGCAATGTTATCCTTACTACGACAACCCCATCAATTGCTATATCAGGTTAAAAGGGAATGTCATCACCCGCAGAGTGCGGCTTATTATTGTTAGAAGAGTTACTAACAACATAACCATCGTCAACATCATCAAAGTCCTCTCCATAGGGGATTAGGTTGACAACCTGTACAGCAATCAGATCAGTGGATACGCCATGCTTCTTGTTGTATTCGTATTCATAAACTTTAAACTTAACATTAACATCACTGCCATTACCGATCAGTGAGTTATCCCAAGGGTTGCGCTTTGAATCCACAACAGTAGGTGCTTCACGCTCAGTACCATCACGCTTCATAACCTTGCGCTTGATCTTAATAAAGTCACCTCTCTCATCACCCTTGTTCTGTATGTTCAGGCCAATGCTTTCTAACTCAACCTTGGTCTTCTCATCTAATGTTACATCAATGCACCATGCTGGTTCATATGTTGTGTTAGGAGCGCATACGCTTGCCCAATATGCTTTACCAGATACGAACTTTATTGAGTTTTCCATTTTCAATTTTCCTTTTCAAGTTTCAGTTTTGTATTTATGCCAGACTTGATTACCAAAGTCAAGCACTTTTTCATCATAAAAGTTTTACTGCATCCTTGTAGTCAAGAAGAACTTCTTGTCCTACGTTGTAACAAGGTCTAACTAATTTACGATTACAACTGTTAAAATTTTCCTCTTGTACTAACAAGTTAGAAGGATAAAATCCTTTGAGACAAAATAAATCTTCTTCTAGTTTAACCATCAATGCAAATATGTCAACAACATTTTTACTTTCTGCACTTGTTGCAAGTAACATTCCAGTCTTGTGGTGTGTGGTCTTAACATCTATTGTCATACCGTCAAGAACTAAATCACCTAAATCAGTTTTAGATGACATTGATCTTGGATATATTTCCATTAACTGTGTTGGATAAAGTCCTAACAGTTTAAATAAACTTAACTCACCTCCCGCTCCTATTATATCGAAGGCATAAGGATCATTCTTATCTCTTTTCGCGGCAGTGTCTCTTACTTTAGACTGTCTGTTATTATCATACCTAGCTTTTCCAATAATTGTGTATAACTCTACCTCACTAGGTTCAAGTTTAATTAATGAGTCTCTGACCAGTTGTTTCCTATTTTGTACTCGCTGTCTAGTGGGCATTTTATCAACAACTTCCTTTCAGTTTCTTTCATTGCTTTCTTCGTTATAGAACCAAACGATAAAGCATGTGGTTTAAAAACTTCAAACTGATACTCATCGTGTATTGATGCAACTAAATCAGCTTTTAATTTTAACTTGTTGTAAAGGAGAGTAATGTCTACCAACCATTGCTTACATATAACTGCTCCTGCTCCCTGAATGAGAAGATTAACTGCTGCATGTTGATTGCGAACCTTCAATCTTCTTCCATCCAATCCACGTATATACCCTAATTGAGATGCCTTGTCAACCTTTTGTCTGAAGGTAGCGAGTGCTGGTACGTTAGAAAGAAACGTATCAATCAAACGCTGTCCATCAGTTGATGTACCTCCTACGATACTGCCTATCTTAGCTGCGCCAGCGCCGTAGATGAAGGCATAGATAAATGTCTTTGCTTGGTCACGAGTTTCTAGCCCTGCCGCTTTCTGATTAGCAGTATGAATGTCACCCTCGACAACTTCTTTCGTGAAGACAGGATCGTCAAGATAGTGTGCCAATGCTCTTAGTTCAAGAGAACTAGCGTCACAACCAACAAGAACATTATCAGGTTTTGTAACAGTCCAACATTCTCGACACTCCTTACCATATGGAGAATATACTGCTGGAACTTGTGCCATGTTTGGACTGTTGTGTGCCATGCGTCCAGAGATAGCACGAAGCGTAAGAACTTGTCCATGTACTTTTCCATCCTCTTGTACAGCATCTATCCAAGACTGAACTTGTGAAACTCTTTTTTGTAGAAGAAGATACTCTGCAATTATTTTTGCTTCAGGAATATCTACTTCCTTCAGAACGCTTTCATCCACGATTGGATGACCCTTCTCAGTCTTTTTATTAGGTTGCCAACCCTGCTCCATTAGGCGTTGGGCAATCTGTTGTCTGCTGGCAGGATTAAAGATAATAATCTTATCCTTTAATCTCTTACCTGTCTTGTCAGAGTATCTTTCTTCTATAACAGGAGGGTAACACTCTTGAAGATCAGATTCAATTTGTGTTGCCTTATCACGCAACCTGCATACTAAACTCATAGCCTTCTGTAAGTCAAGTGTAAATCCATTACGCTCCTGCTTAGATATCAAAGCTCTGATCCTGTACTCTAGATCAATGGAACGTCTGCTCATCTTTGCCTTCTGGCATTCCATCTTGAGGTGAATGTATAGCCTCCCAGTAAGATCAACATCACGTTTACAATACGTCAACATCTCTTCAGAAAAGTTGCTGAAATCGTGAAAGTCAATCTTGTTGTAATGGAAAGTGTTACCCCATGCCTCTAGAGAATGACCACCTTCTCTAACAGGGTCAAGAAGTTGTGACAGGATAAGAGTATCTTCCAACTGGTTTAGTTGGATGTTCGACCCTGTAAGTCTGTTGAGTACAGGAATATCAAACGATACAATGTTATGTCCAACAAACTTGCTAAACTGTTTACAATCAACAGGAAACTTTTTGTAACAATCTTCTTCAGTCCACACATGATATTTACCTGTCTGAGTTTCTTTGGCAACGATACAGTGAACCTTTGTAGCATCAAGACTATCTGTCTCAATGTCAATTAAAACCTCCGTCATTAAACTCGTTCCCTTCTGGATCTTCACCCAAGTTATCAACTTCGTGTAGTCTACCAGTTTCCTTATTGAAAAATAAGTGGCTTGCTACACCAGTGTCTCCTGCATAACGATTCTTTAAGACACGAATTGTTGTAGTGTTAGCAATGTTAGGATCATCTGACTGTTGATCACGTTCCATAGCTACGACTGCATCACTAAGCTGTGCAATGGACTGTGACCCACGTAGGTGAGCAAGGCTAACTTCCTTACCATCCTCATGTCCTTTGTCAGTTCCAGTCCTACGCAGATGAGAGACAAGTAATAGAGCTACGTTTGTTTCTTCAACGATGGAACGCAGCTTGGTCATAAGATTATCAATGTTTCTACGTTCATCATCACCTTCCAATCCTGAAACAAGGATTGATAGATGGTCAAGGAAAATCCACCGGCAGTCCAAAGCCTTAATCATATACCGTATGCGTGCAAGTATCTCGTCAGTCTGCATCGAACCAAAGTGATCGAAGGCAAAGAACCTTCTCGTTCCTACTGTTGCTTCCTGCCACTTCTTCAAGTCCTCACGGGGAAACTGTTCCCGTATCTCACGAATGTAAAGGCGTGCATTAGCCTCGACAGACATGAGATGGAAGATGGTTGATCGTACATTTTCTTCTAGAGAAATAACACCAATGTTTTCTTCAGTTTGTGATAAATGACAGGAAATGGGAATTGCACGTTGAGGAATTGTTGGATTGTTATTTTTATTTTGTGCCACCTCAAGAATTTGAACAATATAAGTCGATATAAAATTATCAAACTCAGCTTCGGCTGAAAACAACTTAATAGCTGAGTTAATATCCATTATTTCAATAACCAGGTAATTAATAGCGCCATTTAATGTACATACTA